AGATGTTCTTTGAGGACGTTCTAATGGCTTTAGTATTTTACGGGATGCCTATACTCGCAGAGAACAATAAACCTCGTCTCTTGTATTATTTGAGGCGTAGAGGTTATAGAGGTTTTAGTATGAACAGGCCTGATAAAATATGGAATAAATTATCTGTTGCGGAAAAAGAAGTGGGTGGTATACCTAACTCAAGCGAGGACATAAAACAAGCTCATGCTGCTGCTATTGAGATGTATATACAGAGTCACGTTGGTATGCAGCAAGATGGGACTTTCGGAGATTTATACTTTAATACTTTGTTAAACGATTGGTCTAGATTTGATATAAATAAAAGAACAAAGTTTGATGCGTCGATAAGTTCTGGTTTAGCCATTATGGCTAACAACAGACATTTATACGCTCCAAACGCTAAAATAGAAAGGCAAAAATTAAACATAAGTATTTCTAAGTACGAAAATGATGGTAATTTTTCAAAATTAATAGAATAATAAATATGCACGGATTTAGTAAAAATTTTCCCAGTCAAGTTGTAAGTGATGTTGAAAAAATAAGTTATGAGTATGGGTTAAAAGTAGCTCAAGCTATAGAGCGCGAGTGGTTTGGAAATGAACAAGGAACAAATAGATGGCATTCTAATACTTATAATTTTCATAATTTAAGATTATACGCTAGAGGAGAGCAGTCTGTTCAAAAATATAAAGATGAACTATCAATTAACGGTGATTTATCATACCTTAATTTAGATTGGAAACCAGTTCCAATTATATCCAAGTTTGTTGATATTTTAGTAAACGGAATGACTCAGAGAAACTACGATATAAACGTGTATTCTCAAGATCCGTTCGGAGTAAGCAAGCGTACCAACTACATGCAGTCTATACTAAAAGATATGCGTAGTAAGGAACTCAACGATTTTGTTTTAGATAATTTTGGTATCAACCTATATAGTAACGATCCTGATAAACTACCAGAAACAGAAGAAGAACTTAAGTTACATATGCAGTTAACTTACAAGCAAGGTATAGAGTTAGCTGAAGAACAAGCACTAAACGTTTTATTAGAAGGTAATCAATATGATTTAATTAGAAGACGTTTTTATTATGATTTAGCTACAATTGGTATTGGAGCTGTTAAATCAAATTTCAACACCTCAGAAGGTGTTACTATAGATTATGTTGATCCAGCAAATCTCGTGTATTCACACACCGATTCCCCTTATTTTGATGATATATATTACGTTGGTGAAGTTAAGACTATTCCTATTAATGAGTTGGTTAAACAATTTCCTCATTTAACAGAAGAAGATCTTAACGAACTTATTAGTAAAAAGTCTAATAAAAATAATTATACGTTTACTAATAGAAAAGAAAGAGAGCGTGATGACAATACCGTAGAGGTTTTGTATTTTAATTATAAAACTTATATGAATGAAGTTTATAAGTTTAAAACAACAAGTACAGGTTCTGAAAAAGCTATTCAAAAAGATGATTCGTTTAACCCCCCAAACACTTTAGAGGGTGGTTACGAAAAAGTATCTAGATCTATAGAATGTCTTTACGATGGAGCTATGGTGCTTGGTACAGACAAATTGCTCAAGTGGGAAATGGCTAAGAATATGTTGAGACCTAAGAGTGATTATACTAAAGTTAAAATGAATTATTCTATTGTAGCCCCTAGAATGTATGATGGAAAAATAGATTCATTAGTAAAAAGAATTACTGGTTTTGCTGACATGATTCAGTTAACGCACTTAAAAATACAGCAAGTATTATCTAGAATGACACCTGATGGTGTTTATTTAGACGCTGATGGTTTAGCTGAAATTGACTTAGGAAACGGTACTAACTACAATCCACAAGAAGCCTTAAACATGTATTTCCAAACTGGGTCTGTTATTGGTAGATCTTTTACTGGAGATGGAGATCAAAATCCAGGAAAAATCCCAATACAAGAGATACATGGAGGTCAAGGCGCTGGTAATAAAATGCAAGCTCTTATTGGTAATTACAATTACTATCTACAAATGATAAGAGATGTAACCGGGCTTAACGAGGCTAGAGATGGTAGTAATCCTGATAAGTACTCGTTAGTTGGTGTTCAAAAATTAGCAGCAGCAAACTCTAATGTAGCCACTAGGCATGTGCTACAATCTGGATTGTTTTTAACAGCCTCTTTAGCAGAATGCTTGTCACTTAGAATATCTGACGTATTAGAACACTCACCAACAAAAGACGCTTTTATAAGAGGTATAGGTGTTCATAATGTTGCAACTCTAGAGGAAATAAGTCAACTCCACCTACATGACTTTGGTATATTTATTGAATTAGCACCCGACGAAGAAGAAAAACAAGTATTAGAAAACAATATTCAAATGGCTCTTCAACAACAAATTATAGATTTAGAAGATGCTATTGATCTTAGGGAAATCAAAAGTATAAAGCTAGCGAATCAAGTTCTTAAAATAAGAAGAAAAAAGAAGTTAGAACGAGATCAGCAAATGCAACAAGAAAATATCCAAGCTCAATCACAAGCAAATATTCAAGCTCAACAAGCTGCTGCACAGTCAGAAGCACAGAAACAACAAGCGTTATCGCAGAGTCAAATACAACTTGAGCAAGCTAAAACTGAAATGAAATCTCAAGTCTTAATACAGGAAACCGAACTAAAAAAGCAATTAATGAAATTAGAGTTTGAACACAACATGAAGTTAAAGCAAATGGAGGTTGGTTCTGCCGGTGACAAAGAAAAGCAAAAAGAAGATCGTAAAGATGAAAGAACAAAAATTCAAGCAACTCAACAAAGTGAGATGATTGATCAAAGAAATAACCAAAAACCACCTAAAAACTTTGAAACTACAAGTGATGATAATACAGGAGGATTTGGTTTAGGTATGTAAAAAATTATTAACTATTATTATATTATATTATGGCAAAAAAAGAAAAAGAAATACCAGCAATAGATGATTCTACTGGTAAAATAAAAGTGAAAGCAAAAAAGGAAAAACAACCAGATGGTAACGAGACTAAAGGAAATGTTACTAAGGTTAAAGAAAAAATGAAAATGAAACCTATTATAGAAGAAGAAACTATAACTAAGGTTGATTTAAACAAACCAACAAAACCAGAGGTAAATGAAATTAAAGAAGATAACACTAACAACGAGGGAGTGGTTACAGAGCTTAAAAATGCCGACACCTCACAGGAACAAGAAGAAGTACAACCGCAAGATGAAACACAAGAAACTCCAGTATTAGAAGAAATTACTGAGGAAAAAGTAGAGGAGAAAGTAGAAGAGGTTGCTACTGTAGCTGAAGAAGCTATAAAAGAATCAATGGAAACAGGACAACCATTACCTGAAAATATTCAAAAGTTAGTAAGTTTCATGGAAGAAACTGGTGGAGATCTAAATGATTACGTTAAGTTAAACACGGATTATAAAGATCTAGATAATCAAGATTTACTTTTTGAATATTATAAAAACACAAAACCTCACTTAAACACAGAGGAAATTAACTTTCTTATGGAAGATGAATTTTCTTATGACGAAGATACTGATGAGGAAAGAACTATAAAAAGAAAAAAACTAGCCATGAAGGAGCAAGTTGCTCAAGCAAGGCAACACTTGGACAGTGTAAAGTCCAAATACTTTGAAGATATTAAAAGCGGAGCAAAGTTAACAACTGAGCAACAAGAAGCTATTGAGTTCTTCAAAAACCATAACGAGAAGTTAGAAAGTGATAAGCAAATCATTGACAAAAACAAGTCTACTTTTTTAGATAAAACCAACAAGGTTTTTAACGATAATTTCAAAGGTTTTGAATATAATGTCGGAGATAAGAAATATAGATACAATGTCAAAAACGTAGATGGGATTAAAAAAACACAAAGCGACATCAATAATTTCGTAGGAAAGTTTCTTAACGATAATAATGCGATGGAAGATGCTGAGGGTTATCATAAATCCATATATACAGCTATGAATTCTGATGCAATTGCTAAACATTTCTACGAACAAGGTAAAGCTGATGCGCTTAGAGATAGTGTGACTAACTCTAAAAACATTGACATGAACCCGCGTCAACAGTTAAGTGATAACGCGTTTGATGCAAGTGGAATAAAAGTAAGAGCTTTAGGAAATAACACCGAAGACTTTAAGTTTAAAATTAAAAACAAAAACAAATAACAATTTAAAAAAATAAATTATGGCAATTACTGCAGGAGGTAATTTGAATAGTGTTCCAGCTGCGAAGCAACAAACATTAGTTTCAAATTATCTAGACTTCACGGGTACAAGTGATACTACGTGGGCACAACAATATTTACCAGATCTTATGGAGAAAGAAGCAGAGGTATTTGGTCCTAGGACTATATCTGGATTTCTTTCACAAGTAGGAGCTGAAGAAGCGATGATGGCTGACCAAGTAGTTTGGTCTGAACAAGGTCGTTTACATTTATCATACACAGGACACGTTGAAAGCGTTGGTGGTGGTGTTGATAGTGTTGGACAAGTAACAATTGAAGGACACATTGATGCAAACGCAACTTACGGCGCAGGAACTCACGGTATTAGAGTTAATGATACAGTTATTGTATCTAACGCTGGTGGTACTATTAAAGGTTTAGTAACTACGGTTGCTGCTGATGTTATTGATGTAGCTCCTTATAACTCAGGTGCCGCTGGATTTGCATCTGCAATGAACATTGATACTACTTTGAAAACAACTATACTAGTTTATGGTTCTGAATACACTAAAGGTGTTTCTTATATGAATGGAGGTTCTGTTACAACGCAAACTGACTCAAGAGGTGCTAACGAGCCTTCAGTTAAAACGTTTACTAACAAGCCAATCATCATGAAAGATTACTACGAAGTTTCAGGTTCTGATACTGCTAGAATTGGTTGGATTGAAGTTGCTGCTGAAAGCGGACAATCAGGTTACTTATGGTACTTGAAAGCTGAAGCTGACACAAGAGCTCGTTTTGCTGATTACTTAGAAATGGCTATGTTAGAAGGTGAATTAAATGACGCTAACTCTGTTGCTGATTCTTCAAACGTAATGTACAACGCTGCGCAATCAACTGGTGGTAGTGGTACTGAAGGTTTATTCGCTGCTATTGAATCTAGAGGTAACGAAACTTCAGGTGTTACTGGTGTTAACCCTGCTACTGATCTAGCTGAGTTTGACGCTATTTTAGCTGAGTTTGATTCTCAAGGTGCTATTGAAGAAAACATGATGTTTGTAAACAGAGCTACTTCGTTAGCAATGGATGACATGTTAGCTTCTATGAATTCTTA